CCCGATTATCGGGGCGATGCTGTTCGCTATTGAGCGTGTAATCCTACAAGTCGACTGGCGCATTGACCCCTACGACGACCCTACTGGAAACACCCCCAACGAGGATGACCGAGCCGCCGCTCTGTTCGTTGAGGAGTGCATGAACGACATGAGCCACAGTTGGCACGAACTTATGGTCGCCATCCTGTCGTTTCTACCTTACGGCTGGTCGTTCTTTGAAATCATTTACAAGCAACGTAAAGGCCCAGACCAGAAAGACCCGTCCAAGCGTTCCAAATTCAAGGACAACAAAATCGGCTGGCGCAAGATTGCCATGCGAACACAGGATTCCTTGTGGCAGTGGCAGTTTGACGAAGGTGGTGGAATCAAGGCAATGATTCAGCGTGACCCCACAACGGGTCGCCTAAACGTCATTCCCATTGAAAAGGCTCTGCTGTTCCGCACTACAACCGCCCGTGGAAACCCCGAAGGTCGTTCAGTTCTGCGAAATGCATTTAAGTCGTGGTATTACAAGCGTCGCATTGAGGAATTTGAAGCCGTCGGTGTTGAGCGTGACCTTGCCGGTCTGCCAGTTGCCTACGTTCCGCCAGAATGGATGTCCTCAAATGCCACGCCTGGTGAAAAGGCTGCGCTAGGGGCTATGGAACGCATTGTCCGTGGTGTAAAGCGCAACGAAACCGAGGGCATTATCTTGCCGTCTATTTATGACGAGCAGGGCAAGCAGTTAGTTGACTTCAAGTTGCTGAATAGCGGTGGCGCACGCCAGTTCAATACTGACGCAATCATTACTCGCTACAACCAGCACATCGCTATGACGGTTCTAGCAGACTTCATTATGTTGGGTCACGAAAGCGTCGGTTCTTTTGCTCTTGGTGCTTCCAAGGTGGACTTATTTGTTAGTGGGGTGGAAAGTTGGGTTCGCCTGATTGCCGAGACTTTTAACAGTCACGCCATTCCACGCCTTATGAACCTGAACGGCTACCCCACAGACCGTCTGCCGAGCCTCACCTATGGTCAAATCGCCGCTATTGACCTACAAGAACTTGGCGCATTCCTTATCAACTTGTCCAACGCACAACTTATGACTCCGGACAACAACCTAGAGGAATATCTGCGAGAACTGGCAGGATTGCCTGCGTTCCGACCAGAGCAAGAGGGAACAACGCCCAACCAACGCTACGGCGACCACAGGGATGTTACGCAAATGCACCAAGCCAATGCCATTAACAACGGCAACGTATCAAACACCACTGACAAGGACGGCTTGGTCGGCGCAACACAGTCTGCCAGCCCTAACGGAAACACCGAAGCAGAGGCGGTTCTAAACCCCGTAGGCGGTCTTTCGGACATGAGTGGGGGTAGTGGAATCCAAGCGGACATTACGTCATCTGGATACACGGGTCAAGCCCCACCCAACCTAAAGCCGACGACTCCCGGCAAGGTGAAATCCCCTACGACCAACACGCCCATTAAGCGACCACCAAGCGGTATGAGTGGGCCTCTCACTAACCGCCAAGGGCCGACTTCGTGAGCCTAAGAATTCGTAAAGCACCCAAGGTGAAAAAGTCACCGACGGCTCACGCCACGGTATTGCGTCGCATTTCACCCACCACAACCAAGAACGCCAAGAAGCAGTAGCACGGCAAATTGGAAATGGTGGGGTAGGATTTTGAACGAACAACCATTAGGAGTCAGCCAAGTGGATAACATCAATGTGTCAGACGTTGTAGTAGACGTTGCCCTTAGTGAAATCATACTCAATAAGAACATTGACGACGAAGTAAGGGCTTCCGCTGCCGAACTACTGCGTAAGGGCTACCTGACGACTGACGTGCTGTTTGTAAGCAAGGATGGTTCATACGCCCTTGTTTTAACCCCCAATGGTGAGCCAAGTGACAACTTTGTTCGCAAAGCCGACACCCCCCTTTCATCTGGTGCTGAAAAGCGTCTAATCGCTCGCAATATTGCTAAGGGTCTGGCTGACACTCCCCACCCTTTTGTAAAGAGCAATAACGCCATCGAGGGTCGCACCCACGCCTGCCTCGTCTGCGGTTCCACCACGGAAACCAGCACTTGCGAGCCTGTGGCTAAGGATTTCGGGCCTTTTATGTTCGCCAGTAGCCCCCAAGTTGAGGATTCGTCTGCCGATTCCACCACCGACGGCTCGGTTCAGGTTCAACTTGACCCACAGACCGTTGCTTCTATCCTCTCTGCCGTTCAGCAGGTGGGCGACAATGAGGAAGATTCATCTAGTTCGTCGTCAAGTTCCAGCAGTTCTAGTTCCTCGTCGTCTAGCAGTAGTTCGTCATCTAGTAGCAGTTCTTCATCATCGTCAAGCAGTTCCTCTAGTTCCAGCAGTTCGTCGTCGTCATCTGACTCCGACAGCGACATTCTTGGCTCGGATTGGAAAGAGGGCTTGACCCCGTGGCAGGTGAAAATTGCTGAGGATTTGGATGACTTAGTTCAGTCCAACGGGCGCATCCCCACCACCGAGGCAACCTACACCGACGTTTCACCATTCTTGTCGCAAGGTCTTACCTGCGGAAACTGTGTTGCTATGGGTGAAAACGGTTGTGATTGGGTTGCCGTGTCCTGCTCGTCTAACGGCTGGTGCAAGTTCAACATGGTTCCCGTCACTATCCGCAGTGCCTCTGAACAGGACTTTTACTACAAGTCTGTTCGTGAGAACCGTGGCACCCTTGACGCTACGACTTTTGCTAAGGGTTTGGTGGAAAAGGATGCCAGCGCAGTTCACGTTGACGGAACCGCTTGGTCTGCCCCGATTATCAACAACTACGAGGAAGGCAAGCAGACAACTAGCAAGCCAACCCAAATCAGCGTATTGGAAGCCCAACTAGCAGGCGACGAGTCGTCCTCTGATGACTCCTCACCGGATAGTGAAATCCCCGGCACTCTCAAAAAGAACGCCGAACTTCGCTACACGCTTGGCCCTTGGTATGTTCCCGGTCAGTTAGACGCTCACGGTGAATGGACTGACACAGAGGAACTGCAAAAGGCTATGTGGGATTACGTCAAGTCTGGCGACAGGGATATTCGCCTTCAGCACAACGTTGATGTTGTGGCTGGTGAGTGGGTAGAGGCTATGACTTGGCCCTACACCGTAGAAATCCCAATGTTTAAGGCTGATACCAATGTGACCGAAAACGTCACGTTCCCTGCCGGAACCGCATTCCTCGGTGTCCAATGGAAGCCGTGGGCTTGGGAACTAGTGAAATCCGGCAAGGTGCGTGGTTTCTCTATTGGCGGAACGGGTGCTGGCATTGAAGTCGACCTACCAGCCGAGAACCTTTACAACCCATTCACCGCAAGTGGGTCGAATTAGTGTCAGGTTTTGTTTTGCAAAATCTAAACACTACTAACGCAACCAACTTTACAAAATCATAGGGTAGGATTTCACCAGAAATAGCCCAACCAGGAGTCGTCTGTGTCAAACACGCTTGATAACGCCATCACCGAATGGCTTGATGCCGTTAGTAAGGCGACCCTTGCAGAGCGTTTGGCTATCCCTGCTTTCACCGACCCTGACGTTCCGGCAACTTTGCCCGAACATACTTTCCCCTCAGAGGACACCGACTACGCACTTGGTGGTGGAACCCTAGACACGACCCTTGCGTCTGCTCGCACTGCATATCAGGCGGCTTCACAGGCTTTGGCTATGGCTGCGATGGCAAAAGAGTCCGGCGACCTAAAGGGTGCTGGAAACCTTATCTTGACCGCCGCACAAGAACTAAAGAACTGCGAATCGTCGCTTATCCGTGCCACTCAGGTTGATATGACCAACCGCACCGCTTTCGCTAACGACGCTTTCCAAATTGGTGAAATCGCTACCAAACTGTTTGACCAAGCAAACGACCTGCTGGAAGAGGCACGCAGTAAGCGTGTGGAACTTGTCGGCATTGTCCAAGCAGAGGGCGCATACGCACACACCTTTGATAAGGCTACTGAAATCGACCTTGACGCACTGCGTGGACACGAATTCTTTGCCAAGAGTGCCGGAATTCCCGAATTGTGGACTAGCGACAACGCCAACTTGGGCGAAGTTCCAATTCACCTGCACTACTACAACGCAAACGCCGATTTTTATGTGGCGGAACTAGACGAAGTAACCAAGACCGCATGGGGATATGCCCGTGCCTCTGGTGAAACCGTAGGTAAGTGGGGTGCGTTCAGTTTGAGCGACCTTGCTGATTACGGAAAGAACGCATCCAACGAAGCAGACCTGTGGAAATCAGGCGGCCCTGTTGAGCGTGATGAATCGTGGACACCGACTCCTGCCGGTCAAATCCCGAAAATAGTGATTGGTTAGGAGCCGTTCATGTCTACTGAAAATAACAACGAAACCCCTTTTGGGAAAGGAATATCCATGTCAGAAAACCTTTTGGAATCAATTGAGCAATGGGTTCTTCCCGTTTACAAGGGTGACGACGTTGCCTCGCTCGTAAGTGATGCCACGGACAAGGAGGACAAGGCAGACGACCTTGCCTCTGCTGGAAAGCATGAGGACGCAGCCGACCTGCTCCGCCAAGCCGCCTCTAACCACGACGCTGCCGTATCGGCATACAAGCGTGTTGGCGATGGTGAAAAGTTTGGCGCACACGCCCGTGAAGCCGCTCGTTTGCGTGATAAGGCACAGGACTTGTTAGACGCTAAGAACGCCGAGGGCGACATTGCCAACGAAATCAACAAGGGCGGCCCCGGTTCAGGCCCCGAAGACGGTCACCCCTTCCGTGGCAACCGTTGGACTTCCGCCGTCGGTGCCGCAGAACACCACAACCCCCGTCGTGGCACTGAGAACTTTGACCACGGTCAGCACCTTGACGCAGCCAAGGCACACCTTGACGCCGCCTCACGGGCAATGGCTTCCGGTCACTACAACGAAGCCGGTCACCACTACGACGAGGCGGCTTTTCACGCCGCTAGCGCAACGTCGCAAATTCAGGCTCCCACGCAAGAGTATCCGTTTGGTGGCACGCAGGGCACCCGTCGCCTTGGTGAAAAAACATCGTCACTCTACGAGTCGCTCCACTCGGCAGGCGAATCCGCCCGTGCCGCTAGCCGTGACACGGGTCGTTTGCTGAAGGCAACTGCCGGTGGCGCAGACAGCCGTGTTCTCGGTCAGTTGCGCCAGCAGGCTTCGCAGTCGCAGGCTCTCGCCCACGCATCTGCTAACGAGGCTGACGCTGTTCACTCATCCCTCAGCGCCGCCCGTGTTGTCGCTGGCGACCCAACCCTCAGCCGTCGCACCGGAACCAACTAGTAGGTAGTGAAATGAACAATCCTTTCTCAATTCAAAACCTTGCGCCGACGTGGGCGGTTGCCGATGTCGCTAAGAGTGCTGTTCTAAAGGGCGACACGCCGGGTCACCCGTTTCATGGAAACCAGTGGACTACGGGCATTGTTAGCCGAGCGGCCAAGATTGCTAGTGACCGTATTGACGGTGCGCCAAACCGTGAGGATGTTTTGAGCATGGCGCAGTACCACCGTGGTGAGGCTCGCAAAGCAATAGCAGCACGAGACGAAACTGGTTACAAGGACGTTGCATACAACCTGAACAGACTCGCCAAAGCACACCTCGATGCTGAAACAACGTGGACTAAGGTTGCGGACTACGGCAATAGGAACGTAGGTCGTGACGCTTCTATTGCCGTAAGCCAGACGCTTGATGCGGTAAATCACTACGGCAATAACGACCTAAACGCATAAAGGATTTGGAAATGTCAGACCTGAATAGTGAAATCACGGAATGGATTTCCATCGCAAAGGGCGACAAGTGTCCTCTCTGTAAGGGAACCGGCAAAATCCGTGGTGGACAAGTCACTTGCCCCAAGTGTGGTGGAAAGAAGGCTGTCGCCAAGGGCGACTTGCCCGGACACCCGTTTCATGGCAACCAATATCAAGACGGTTCAGGTGGTTCTATCCCTACTGGCATCCACACCATCAACGGTAAAGATGTCATTATTGCCGACCGTGCCAACCTGCGTAATGCCAACCTGACCCATGCCAACCTGCAAGATGCCCACCTGAGCGTTGCCAACATGGGCGGTGCCAACCTGGGCGGTGCCAACCTGAACGGTGTCTGGCTGTATAGGGCCAACCTGAGCAGTGCCTACATGGTCAGTGCCGAACTGCACGGTGCCAACCTGCGTAATGCCAAACTGACCAGTGCCGACCTGCGTGGAGCCAGCCTGAGCAGTGCCAACCTGTTCAGGGCCAACCTGACCGGGGCCAACCTGACCAATGCCAACCTGACCAATGCCGACCTGCGTGGAGCCGACCTGACCAATGCCGACCTGAGAGGTGCGAACCTGACCAACACAAAAGGTGATGAAAAAACCAAGTTGCCCGATACTCACGAAGTCGTAGGCGGGCTGGTCGTAGCACGGATTAGCAAAGGTGATTTGCCGGGTGACCTTTTTGTAAAGTCTGCTGAAATCGCCAAAGACGCTGACGAATCGCTGGCTACTATCTTGCGTCACGACGAAGACCACGACAACTGGCACAAGATGCACGGCGACGAGCCTTGCACGTCAGAAGCCGACTGTGCTGAAAAGCGTGCCAAGTATGCCGAAGTCAAGGCAGAACTAGCCAAGTCCGCAGACGAAATCCTTGCTGAAATCGAACAATGGCGAATCCAAAAGGGCGATGTCCCCGGTCACGCCTTTCATGGCAACCAATGGACAGCAGTAGTCGACGCTCAAAGTGAGTTGTTTCCGGCGAGCAACCTGCACCTACAACACTCTGACGACAATATGCCATCGGCTATTTCAGCACAACACGAACGTGCCGCCGAACTGCACATTGACCAAAAGAACCGCCTAAAGGAACTTACGCAAAAGGCAGTGGATGAGGGTCACCCCATTACCGCCAACCGCCTGAAAGAAGCGATGGGCGCACACGCCGACGCCGCTCTGGAACACCAGAACGCCGCACAAGTTGTCTTTGATAAGGGTGTTGGGAAGACAGTGTTGACGCTGCTTACCGTGCTGGTCGGGCAAGCAGTGATGCAATGGAGGCCACTCGCTCTGCCATAGAGGACGCACAAGCAACGGGTTATGCCCCAGACAGCCTGTGATGACCAACCTAAATAGTGAAATACTGAATT